GCTTGCTCTATTTGTATTTGTGCTTGGCCTTGTGCTTCAGCTTGTGCAACAGAGGCAGCTTGAGCTTGTGCTTGATCTGCTTCTTGTTTTTTAATACGTCTAAATTTTAATAATTGATTAGCAAGTTTAATATTTTTTACCTGTCTTATATCTATAGCATCTTCTAAAAATATACTTCCTTGTGAAAGAGCCATTTGAATATTAGCTTCAAGCTTTTCTTTTTCTAATTCATCAGGCTCTAGCTCTAAAAATATACCAAAATCATGAAGATTCAAATTTCTTAGTTCATTTAAAGAACCTACAGAAAAATGCCCTATTGAAGATATAAATGCATCTCTTTTAGGATGATATTCTAGTACATCTTTAAATCTTAACGAAATACAATCAGCTAATGTTTTAGTAATAAATAAACTAGAATCTAATATATGTCTTGTAGCAACATTACTATTAGCTGCTGCTAATTTTTGTACGCCAACTAAAGCTTTAGGGTCCGGATCTGCAGCATCTCTTGCTTCATTTAATCCTGTTATATCTCTAATCATTTGAAGATATTGATTGTATGCACCTATTAGAAGTTGTACTTGGTTTCCACCACCGCCTGGTAATTCTTGAATAGGTATTTTACCTGGATTAGGATCACCCTCAACTGTTAATGATCTACCAATAATAGATCCAGTTTGAAAATACATATTTAATGCTTCTTGAGGATTATAACTCGTACCATTACCTAAATCTATTTCAGCAAGGCCATCAGCATCTACATATACACCTGAAGGTGTTAATTTTTGTATCGACTGTTGTAGTTTTAAATGTGTAAGCTGTATTAAATCAGCATAAGGTGTCATTTTAGAAACTAATGAATCAATTTTACCCTTATATATCCTTGGTGCAGCAACGACATAATTCATTAATACTTTATTAGTATTAGAATTAGGACGAATCATATTTGTAGCTTTATTCCATTTTAATAATTTAGATGCTCCTAATATATAAACACCTTCATATAAAACTTCTTGTGCTTGTGCTACTCGCTTAAATCTAGTTCTTTTATCTTTTGGTGGATTAAATGAATCATCTTTTTTAATAGCTTTTTCCGCACCAGAAGATAATTCTTTTATTTTATACACATTATTTTCCCATGTTTTCCAATTAAAATACAATACACTTACAATATTATTATCTTTATATTCATTTTGATTAGAATAATTCATATTATAAGTTGACCAGCTACTACTTTTTTTAGTTAAGCTATCCATATCTTCATCAGATAATTCTGGAAATTCTTTTTTAAGTTGATTTACTTTTATTGTTCTAACTTCTCCAAAATAATAACAATCATTAAAATAAGGATCTTCTGTGTATGACCATACTAAATTAGCTGGATCAACATAATCTAATTTTATACCATCTGTATTATTAAAAGAATGTTTTACAGCTCCAATACCTAATACAGTTAAATCATAATCAACTCTAGATTTTAAATCCTCATATCTGTTTTGATTAAATATACTATCTAGTGCTTGCTCTTCTGCAATTTCTATACCTTGTTTATAGTTTAATTGCATATATAAATTTAGTTCTTCAGAATTACTAGGTAAATTTTGTTTTTCAACATTTCTTACATTAACACCTAATTGATTTTCTACAGCATCAAGCATAGCGGCAGCATTCATATCTCTTTGTATGCCTTCAACATATTGAGTTCTTTTTTCTGTTGCAAGTTGATCTTGCCCTACAGCTTTTATAGAATATAGCCTATCTTGCATGCCATTTACAACAATATCTACAAATTTAGGTATAATAGGTACTGGCTTCCAATCAAGATTTAAATAAGATAAATCACCATTTATAGCAAATTCATCTTTATATTTTCTAATTGATTGATCACCTCTAGCATATAATCTTAACCGATGAAACTCATCTCTTGTTGAATAATACCTTCCTTCGGAACCGTTGCCTCTATTAAACCATTCTTGTTCTATAGCTTTTGCAACTTTATCTCCATATTGCATAGATTTTTTCTCTGCGTCCGGCACTGCCTGACTAGGAAAGTCATATCCTGTTGACTTGTGTTTTGCCATATTTATTTAATTAATTCACTTTGAGCACCATGGTTTTTATATTTAGAAAACCCAAAGCCAATACTTATTTTTCTTTTTTCTTGTGCTGGTCTGTATAAATGTTTTCTACAGGCCATTATTGCTAACCCACTACTAATAGAAGCGTCAAAAGCTGTTCTTTTTGATATATCAAACTTAGACCAATCTTCTAAAGTTTTTTGAAAATACATATTACCGTAATCTTCACCTAATTTACCAACATGCTCTTCTATATATGATTCAATAGCAGCAGCATGTGCCTGTCTTATATCTTCAGATGTATTAGGTATACCACCTAATTCTAATTCTGTTTTTGATAAAGTACCTTTTAATTTATCGGGTCTATTCATTGAGAATCCTCTATAACCTCTTCTTTTAAAATGATATAGTAATCTTGGCTTATTATTTTCTGCAAGAATAGGCATACCATAAAATACACAAGCCATTAATACATCCTCAAAAAATATTTCTGCTGTTTGTGGCCTAGCAATATATTCTAAAAAAAATTTAGTATTAGGCACATCATCAACCATAGAAAATGTAGTTAACCCGTGTAATGCTCCATTTGATCCTTGACCACCTACAGTTCCTGATATATCATATGAGTCACACCCAAAAGCACCAAGACCATCATTTCCTGGGTATTTTACACCATTTTTTTCTATTATATTATTTCTTAAATTTTTATTAGGAATCCAAGAAAGTAAAAATCTACCGTTTTGTGCGGGTGTCCATATTACCTCTGTATCTTTTATTCCTTTACTCCAAGAAAATGTTCCCCTAACAACATAACCCTTAGAAACCATTTCTTCATTAAAATCTATTTGTTCATAAATTTTTGTTAGATTAAATAATGAATTAATTGTTTCATCTCTAAAGGCATGTTTTTCAGATCTTGGAAATTGTCTATAATATTCATTTAAACTATCAGCATCTTCTTTTAAACCTTCCACTTCATTCTCCCAGTGTTCGATAACGCCCGTGCGTATTTGTTCACCATCAATTCCTTCAATCGCTTTTGATGGAGTGTCGAATACAGGATACCCATACTTATCGATAAATCCTTCGTAACCCCATTCCATAGGTAAGAACAAAGCATATAGTCCACTTGAAGTCTGGCCATTCTTATTTCGTTTTGTAACGTCTGAGTCATAATAAAGTTTTTTAAAATTACTTCCACCTTTATCTAATGAATTAGATGTTGACCCCATCATACATTTACCTACTATCTTCGACCCGAGGCGGAGACACGTTTTTGTAACCCTCCAGTTATTGAGGATGTTGTCCGGTCTTTCCCATTTCCCCGATTCGTCGTGGATGAGGAGTTGTAATTTCTCCCCGTCGTATGAATTGTCGCCCGTGTTTTTCCAGTCAATTGTGGTATCCAAGCCGGTTGGTATCTCATCGGAGGAGGCGGCTGTGGCACGGATCGTATTACGAGTGAGTCTCCTTGATGGTACCTTGTACGAGAGTTCCGTCTTTGGACGTTCCATACCGTCCTGTATTGGTTTAAAAAAGAACGGGTAATTAGTTGAGATTGGGACCACCTTATCGGTGAACATCTTCTTAGCGTCGGCTCCACTTTTAGAAAGAATCCCAAATCTTGAATCCTTAGTTGTTGTTGCAATGTTGACAATTTCTGAAGACGCCATAAAGGAGAAACCAGACCGTCTATTCTTAAGGTAGCACATCCCATAACATCTATAATCGGCCTTACATGCCTCCCAAAAGTAGAAAAATATCCTGTTTGCATGTCGAAAGTCGGGTGCGCCCACGTCGATCTTAGTCCAGTTGAGATATACATAGTGCGATCCTGTAAGGTAACATGGGGTACCGTTGCACATGAACCAATAACCATCAACACGATGATTAAACTCATCATCAATATATTTATAATATTTTTCTTTAGTATCTTCCCTTTGTGCTTTAAAATCATATATAGTTTTTATTCTATTTAATGATTGGGGTCTTTCTTTTCTTATAAATATTTGATCTTCTTTTTTAAAATCAGAACCATTTATAATACTAGGAGTTTTAGGTATTGCTACCTTTAGACCTTGTATTTCATATATATCACCTATTGTACCGTCTTTACTTATAACAACGCAATCAAGATCTTCATTATAACCGTAACTAAATTTTTTATGTTTATTTTTATGTTTTACCTTTTTATCAGTTAAATGGCTTTTATGAATTGAGTATAAATTTTGTTTATACATTATTTAATTCTTTCTTCTACACTTAAAAACTTAGCGGACTTTGTTTCTTTTTTATCTTCAGATAGTTCTTCTATCTTTTCTATAATTTTTAATGAATCATCTATTGCAACCCATTTTGCTTGCGCAGCTATTTTAGCTTTTTCAGGATCTAATTCTTTTAAATCTATTGTTTGAATAATTACTTTTTCAAGTTCAACTAAAGCTTTTTCGGCAGCATCAATTACTCTTTGCTTTCTCGACATGTGTTATATAATTTGATAATATTCTGTATAATTTTTTATTCTCTATATTAAACTCATATTCAGAGTTAGGTTTAAAGCCCACTATGTCTCCACAGGACACTCCTAATGACTCCAAATAATTATTGCTATACACAAGCTTCCCTAATAATTTTTTTTCTTTTAAAACACTCCATTTAGAATTGCTTTTTAATGGCTTAACAAAACAAAATTTATCAAAACAATGCCATTTATTATTTCTTTTATATGCAAAGATCTCGTCTGGAGATACTATATATTCATTTTCATTTATAAAAGCAGCGGAATTTTTTTCATTACCTCTTATATCATACCATCTTCTAAATACATTATGATGTAATATTACTTCATCACCGATCTTAGCAGGAGTATCTATAAACAAAGGTAATGATAAAATTTTACCTATTCTATTTACAAAATGATAATCTCTTTCCGTTATTTCTGTATTAAGGACTAATTCTTTATCTTCTATTTTCTTAGAGTTATTATATCTATTTGTACATAATATAATATAATTGTAAATTGCATTCATTTTTTTTCAATTAACCAACCGACTAAACAAAATAACGCCCAAGCAAACGCAATACTAAAAATTGTAAAATCTTGAATATTCAATTTAATAATCTAAATTATATTCAACGGATACAGCCATGTTTTTATTAAAATGTTTCCATGGTATTTCGTTGCCTTCTTTTTCTATGTATATATGATAACCATCTTCTTTTTCAAATATATCGCAAATAGTATGATTACCATAAACTTCTTGTCCTACAGAATAATGCATAGCTTCATTCTTATAATCTTGGCCAATTGATATTTTTCTTATTAATTTCATTTGATTTCTTTTTTATTATCTAGAGTAAACAATGTATGTATAATAATAGCTACAATAGAATGCAATAATATTTTACTGAAGCCATCTGCATGAGATATTTTATTTATATATATACCATATAAATATAAAAAACAAACAAAAGCATTAATTGCTATAACAAAATTTCCTAACCAGTATTTTACTTTAGGACTCCAAAAGATTTTTAATATTAAAAACAATATTACTATTACACTAAATTCAACTAAAAATTGTTTCACTCTAAATTTTATTTAATATGTCCAGAGAGTTATATCAGGTGCACCGGGATAACCAATGCCAACGTGGACAAAATTATTTTTTCTACTTACTCCTATTCTTGTAAAACCAACTTCTATAGCAGCTTTAACTAATTTAAATGTTGCCTCACCTCCAACACTTGCAATATCAACAGCATTACCATATGCATGTTCACCTGGCGCTTTTTTCTTTGCTTCTATTGGATGATCAGGACTTCTATAACTTGATGTTATTTTTATTGGTGAACCATATGCTTCTCGTAAGTTATCTAACATATTAAGAAGCTTTTTGTTCATCATTTTAAAATCATTGAATTCAGATTCATTAAAATATTTTAAAGGCATTTTATTTATTATTTAATTTATTTTTTATACCTATTAAGGTATATACTATTGTTAATAACAATACTACTGTTTGTAGTATTGGATTTATATCTGGCATTATAGAAAATGTTATACCGCCGACGCTAATTCCATAAATTTTTAAGTCTTGCATTTTTTATTTGTGCATTTTATTTCCAAAGACTTTCTCCACGCCTCGCGATCCGAAGTAGCCTCCGATTACTATTGTTAATAAACCGGTTATTGAATCAAGTGGATAACCTAAGTACCACCCAATTACATAGCTTACTGTTAAAAATATTAATGTTAAAGGACGAACATTAGCCGCAAGCCATGCTCCTGAGCCAGCATCTGCGACCCATCTTTCTGTTGTCCCATCTATTTCAGCTCTTTCAAGTTTTAGTTTTTCTAAGGCAATTTGTTTATCACCTTCAGACATTTCGCTACTACCTATTATAGCTTCTATAATACCACCAGCGGGTGTACCACTAGCTATCGATCCGACTACAGTTGGAATTTTCTTTAATAAAAACTTTCCAACTGCAGTATTTTTAAATTTTTTTTTCATAAATTATGGTGTTGTATCAGAGGTAGTTTTACCAACAGCATATGCAAAAACAGCATTTGCCCCATCTGCTAAACATTCAACTTGTAAAATATTTGTTTCACCTCCGTCATAATCAGTTGTTCCAACCTTTAAAAAAGATTCACTTGTTGCCGCATCACTATCAAGTGTTATTGTTTGTGAACCAGTTATATTATATATGCTTAATACCTGTCCTGCTTTATAATTTGTAAAATCAAATTCTATAGCACCGGTTAAAGAGCCATTCATTTTATATACCGTTGCAGCAGCCCAATCAACGGATGTAGCTCCTGATTGGTTTGTTATTGTTCCGACTGATGTATATCTAGCCTCTAAAACATTATGTGTTACTTTTGTTAATGCCATTGTTTATTTTTTTATGTTACTACAGAGGGTGTTATATTTACTACATATTGATATGTACCTCTAGTATTGCCACTAAGAGTTAATTTATAATATGAATATGCTACAGCTGTATACGTTCCTGATAATGTTGTACACGTAGCACTTAAAGCACTTCCTGTATGATGTTGTGTAATTAGTAAAGTCCAGTTTGATCCATCATTTGAACCATACCATTTTACATAGCCTGTATAATTATAATAACTTTGTTTCAAACCTATAGAGGTAAGGCCGTTTGTTGTTGTAGGGCCTAGCATAGTCATAGTAATGGTATTGGAAGCTTCAGAAGTTCCATTATTACCAAAATTAATTCCTGTGCTGCCGCTACAAGTAGTATCATTAAATAATTGATTAGTAGTTTTATTATTATTTAAATATGGATCTGCATAAGTACCAGTTGCTGTAGAAGTATATGAGGCTACATTATTTTGAAAAGGACTAACTGTTTGATAAGCACCAACTCCTGGAAAAAGTCTTTTGTTTAGTCCCATTTTAATATACTATATTATAATCCATTACAGATGCTTTAGTTGTTAAAGCATTTATAGCAGATTCATGATTATTACAAGTAGTTCTTATATTATCTCTTTGTGTTTCTATGTCATCGGGTATTGCAGTACCTTTTTCTGCTTTTCTTACAACATACCAATCTGTATTATATAAAAGCGTTCTTGCAAAAATTTTAGCTTCTTCTATTTGCTTTTCTTTTAATTGTGCCAACGTTTCTGACCAAGTTTTATTATTTACAGAATAAGTAAAAACATTGTTTTCAGAGTCAAAACTTATAGAGCCTAGCTCCTGTATTTTTGAATTATATTCAGGAGTTACAACGTTATAAAATCCATAACTTTGTAATTCTGTATCTGATAATAAATCAAAACCACCTATTATATTACCATATGATTTAGGTAAATTAATGAATGTTTTTATTGAGCCATTATAATTTTTTGCTTTCATGTATTAATTATTAAGAAAATGATATCTTTCCTGTTCCTGCTGTAAATACAGATATTTTATTAGAACCTTCCGTAAAAGGCGAACCACTAGATTGTGTTAAACCAGCCCCTGCTGTTAATGTATTCAATGAAGGGTACCTTAATATAACTACACCCGAACCACCTGCTCCACCAACAGTATTGTCTCCAGACGAACCGCCACCACCACCGCCTGTGTTTGCTGTAGCTGGGCTTCCATTACCAGGATAATTTGTTGGATTAATTCCTTCGCCACCACCACCTTTTCCAGGTATTGTATCGTTACCGCTGCTGTAGCTACCGCCACCGCCGCCACCGGCATACCACACTTGAGATCCACTTATTTGTTCACCTACACTTGCGGTCCCTGCATTGGCATAATTTAAAATAGCAGATTGGATTCCATCACCACCGTCACCATCGGTTGCACCAGTACCACCATTTTGTCCAACAGCACCTGCGCCACCACCGCCGCCACCACATTGTATATTACTACTAGCACCAGTTCCTCCGGCATAACCTTGATTTGCAGTTCCAGCACCTCCAGCACCTCCTGTAGCATCGCCACCGCCGCCACCTCCAGATCCACCAGCATTTCCTGAAGTTCCAGTACTACCTGTATATCTACCACCACCGCCACCACCTACGGATGTTACATTATAAAGTACAGAATCAGAGCCACTTGCTCCTTGGTTATCATTCCATGCACCAACAGCACCCCCAGCACCTACGGTTACAGTATACTCTGTGCCATTAGTTAGTGTTAAATCATTTTCTGCTGATGCACCTCCACCAGAAGCTGAACCATAAGATGTTCTTAACCCACCGGCACCGCCGCCTCCAGATCTATAATAACCACCACCGGCTCCACCTCCAGCAACTACTAAATATTCTACAGTAACAGTTTCAAAGTCAATTAATCCTGGGTATTTTACTTTAGTTTGAGCCATCTTCTATCCAATTTTGATTTTCTTCGTCCCATATATATAATTTACCATCTTCTGGATATGCCACAGGGGCTTCCCATAAGCATGTATTTGAGTTTAGTGTCCAACTAGGATAAGGCTTAGGTGGTATAAACGCATCTCTAGCATAGTCATAAGTATATCCAATACCAGCATAATTTTTTCTAAAAGGAGTTCCTCCATTTAAATGTTGCCCACCTCTTGTATTATAAGATGTTCTTTTACAAACTTGTTCACGAAAATTCCCATAATGCATTTCCCAATTTGTAGGGCCTTCTGTTTCATCTTTACCTGTTATTACTTCAGTAACGATATTTTGCATATTTAAAAAAGCGTAATGTGCCATAATTATTAACTAAATTGTACATTTCCAGTTCCTGCTGTAAATGTTGTTACTTTATTTGTTCCAATAGTAGCAGTACTGCTTGTTAAACCAGATCCTATTGTAAGAGTTATATTGCTCGCATATTGTAGTATTACAACGCCGGATGATCCATTTCCTGAGTTTACTTGAAGATGTCCACCATCACCGCTATTAGCATTACCTGTTCCATTAGCGCCTCTAGAACCATCACTACCATTCCAACCTCTTTTTCCACCACCACCTGCAGCATAATATACATTAGAACCTGTAATAGCTGAAAGTTTTGCAGCTCCTCCGGCTGCGCCAGTTATACTAGTTGCATTTGCCCCAACACTACCAGCACCACCTCCACCAGCGCCAGCTATACTATTACCATTTCCTACTTCATCTCCTCCATCATATCCATGTACTACAGGGCTTGTTAAAGCATGACCTCCATAATTATCTTGGTCATTACCACCTGCACCACCACCGGAGCCACCGTCTAAACCGTCGCCTATTGCATCATTAGCACCACCGCCACCACCACCTTTAGAAGTTATAGTGGCAAAAACAGAATCTGAGCCAGTACTTCCTTTAGAGCTATTATTAGGTGCACCATTTCCAGCCGCGCCTACTGTTACGGTATAATTTGTTCCAGAAGTTGCAGTTATTGCTGTATCAGAAGATTGTCCCCCTCCTCTACCGTCTGTTGAAGATCTAAAACCTCCTGCACCTCCACCACCACCATAATAAATATCACTTCTTCCAGTGCCACCACCTCCAGCAATAACTAAAAAATTAATTACTAAAGCTGTTGTTGTAATATTATCAGCAGTCCAACCTTTCGTATTATTTTGATATATTAATCTTACAGTAGCATTTTCTGTAATACATTTATAAGTAGATGTATCTCCTAATATTTTTTGACCACTAGCTTGTGCAAATATAATTTCATTAGTATCAAAAGTACTTGCATAGTCTGTAAAATGTATTTCATCTCCAGCACTACCTGTTGGCAATGTAACTGTTACAGCACCTGACGTTGTATCAACAAAATATCCTTTACCTGCAGCAGCTGTAAAGTTTGATGTTTGTATTGTTGATTGCCAATCAGTACCTCCTACAACTTGATTTCCAATTGTGATACTATCAAAAGCCATAACTTCAATAGTATAACCATTTTGAGGTGCAGTACTAAATGTTAAAGTTGTACCTGATATACTATAAGTTGATTTTTCTTGATAAACTCCTTGTAAAAATACAAAGGTTTTATTTTCATCATCTATACTTTGAGATAATGTAAATGCTGTTGTTGAGCCATCACCTGTAAAACTATTTTGATTTATAGATGTTGCATTAACAGCTTTTAAATGAACAACTTCTATAGCAGTACCGTTTGATGGTGCGGTGGAAAACGTTAATGTACTGCCAGAAGTTGAATAATTATCTTTACTTTGATATACACCGTCAAGATATACTTGTGTAGCATTTTCATTAGAAATGCTCATAGAAAGCACATATGCAGTGGTAGACCCGTCACCTGTAAAACTATCTCTTGCAATTACACCTGATATAGCTACCATATGTATTAATTCAACAATAGCCCCGCTTGCAGGGTTTGAATCTAATGTTACGGTACTTGAGGCTACTGTATAATCATCTTTTGATTGATATACACCATCTATATATACTTGTACATTATTTTCGTTAACAATAGCTGTAGTTGTATTAAATGCTGCAGTTGAACCATTTGCTGTATATACATTTTTTTCTACAGTAACAGTGCCACTACTTCCACCAGTAACATCAATTGTTTTTGTTGCTCCTGTACCTGAAGCGGTTACTCCTGCTCCTGTAAAGTTTAAAGTTGTAGCTAATGTAGATAAAGGAGTTCCCTCATCTTGTATTGTTATACCCTGTGATCCACCTGATGCAGCTATAGTAACTTCTTGAGCACCATTTCTTGTAAGTGTAACATTTGACCCAGCAGTTAATTGAACAGTAGAATTATCACTACCAGATCCAGATGTTAAATTTATATCTACATTTGAACCATCTTGTGTTGCATTTAAATCGTAAGTATCGCCAGAAGCAGTTGATGCTACTGTAATTTGCTGAGCATCATTTCTTGTAAGAGTTATATTTGTACCAGCTGTTAATTGTACAGTTGAATCTGTGCCACTTGCGGCATCTAAATTTAAATCTACATTACTGCCATCTTGTGTGGCATTTATAGAATATGTATCACCAATAGTACCTGTACGAAATTTGACATAGCTACCCATAAGAGAGTGGCTACTGCACTGATAAAATAATATAGGAGGTGTAGTCGTAGTTGGTATAATCTGTGTATATGAACCAGAATTTCCTGGAGCAGTTGTACTATGATTATTTGTTACGCCTGTTGTATATGCTGTTGTTTTAGCAGCATCTTCATAAAATAATAATGGATGTCCACTATTTGAACTATCAGATTGATCAAACTTATATGTATTACCGGGTGTAAATTCAAGATATGCTCCTTCAATACCGTCTATAGTATAGCCATTACTGCTACCATTACCATGCTCTGGATGTGCAGCAGTTTTAGTTACAACTTTAACTTCTAAAGTCTGGGCTGTATCGCTATGACGTATAGCTCTATGTGCCGAAAGATCTATCGGTGATTGAAATTTAATACCCATGTATTATATCTTTTGTATAAGTACTCTTATATCGTTTGTTGATGGTGCAGCTCCAAATGTTATTGTAACATTATTTGTATCTGTTCTAACTACGTCTGCAAATACAGTATCATAAGACGAATTGTCATACAATTGAACAATTACATCTCTTGAACCAAGTGCGTGATTTACTGTATATGTTGTATTAGAACCATCACCTATATTAGCTGAAAACTTTTTAAGTGATACAAAACCACTAGATACAGAAAAGTTATTTGAATCATAACCTGAAATACCTTTTACAGCAGCACCGGCTGTAGCAGCAGCAGTTGCTAAATCTACATTAGATTGTACAATTGTAAACTTTGAAAGTGCAGGAGTTGAACTAGCTGATATTGCTTCTTCAACTATAATTACATCACCAATTCTAACTTGCTCACTTATAAAAGTACCATCTGCAGTTACAGTATATGTATCTCCTTTATCACTTGCAATATTAGAACCACCTGTTAATGCGGGCGAATTAGTTGAAGCATTGTATCCTCCTTTATATTCTAATAATCCTGTAGCAACAGTATCAACATAAGCTTTAGTTGCTACATCTTGTGCACCTGTTGGGTCTGTAACATTTTGTATTCTTGCATTAATACCTGTTGTTACAAAATCATATATTTGATCTCCTGTAGCAAGACTAGTTCCATTATTTGCAACAGGTGCAGTTGTTACCGCTAAACTAGGTATTGGACCAGCACCGTTAGTTATAGCAAGCTGATCACTTGTTGTAGTTTGAATTTCAGTTATATCACCGCCGGCACTTACAAAAGCTGATCCATTATAAAACTTTATAACATTATCTGTGGTGTTATAATATATTTGTCCTGCAACAGGTGAAGACGGATCAGAAGATGCAGTTTGTATAACAGCATTTTGTAACTGATTTTTGTTTAAATCTAAACTGTTTAAATATTTTATTGCCATTTTTTTTTAGTTTAAATATGCTTTTCCTATTACTGTTTCTGAAAAGGAAATAACTATTTGGTTTGAATTGTTATATGTTACGGCACCAACTACTATATTGTTGGAATTATCTACTACGGTAACACTTGGAAATCTATCTAAATTATGATTTATTGTCCATGTGTTACTTAATGTACCTTGCGTAAATGTAAATGTTGTTTCATTTGTAAAACCCGATGGTGCTATTGAAGTTACTCCACCAACCGGTGTTCCAGCACTACCTCTATGTGTTAACGCTAGTAAATATGCATCTGTTAAATCTGTTTTAACACCGACCTCATATATTGCATAACTTGTATTGCTAGATGTATCAACATCTGAAAGCCTTATAAGTTGATTAGAAAATAAATCTATTACAGGATTTATATCAACTAAATTTCTATTATATCTGCTAACAGCTATACCAGTTATATTAGCCCAACCAAAAGCCGACGGTGCAGTAGGGTCTACTTGATACCTAAATTCTCCTGAAGCAATTGTATTATTTGTGTATTTACCAGCATAATTATATTGCATACCAGCTCTAAGAGGATCAGCGCCACCTGATTGTGCAAAAAATGCAGCAATAGTTTCAATTTGGTATGCTTTAGTAGCATTGTTATTACCAACATCTGTTCCTACTAGTTTATCTCCACCAGTGATAGTGGTATCTAAGGGTAATTGTTGTATTCTAGACATTATGGATATAAATAACCGGTTGTTACAGGACTATTAGAAGCATCATTACAGCCAGTTGAATATATGTATATTCTAAAAATAACAACACTTAAACTTGCGCTAGTCATTGTCCAAGTTGCAGTGCCGCTTCCTGGTGAAGAGAGATTAGTGTTACCACCATATGTGCCACTACCAAAAGCGCTTAAAGAACCACTTGAAGAATAACCAGTAGGATTTGACCAACTCCAACTTATACTCCATGATGATCCTGCAGCCCAGTGCAAATTACTACCCACTGTTGTTGTTACTCTATTGGTATTTGTAGCTGAAATACTTGCAGTTGCTGAATAATAATTAGTTCCAGGTCCACCGGACTGGTTACCTGTAGCGGTTGCACTAACGCCACTTGCAAGTTGAGTACTACCAATAGGATTAATTGTAAATGTTACTGTTCTCGATGTTGCATCACAATTGCCAGAATCATTAGAACCTACACTACTAACACCCGGATAAGTAGCAGTATCCCATCCAAAATATTGTGGGCTTTGTGTTAAAACTAATGTTCCTCCTGTAGGATATCCACTTCCTGCATTATTAAAACTAGCACCCCCAGATCCTGTTATTGTAAATTGCGCTCCTATTTCTCCAGTTACGCCCAGTTTAGCAGATTGCCCATTAGCAACACCTTGTGCTGATGTACCTCCTTGAGAAAATCCTGCCGGTATTATATTTCCACTAAAATTAGAAGAATTTGCTCTTCCTAATGTAAAACCAGTAATTTCAACTGTATTTGGAAATATTGGCTGGTGTCCTGCATAAGCTGCTGTAACATTTGAATGACCTACTTTTAAAGCGGATATTGCTTCGTGTCCTAAATTAGTTGGCATTTATGCTATTATATATATTGTTTTAGGATCATAAAGATCTAATTGATAACCTGTAGCCGCACCTGATGTATATGCAGGTGAAAAAGCTACAACCACACTTGTTGCATCAGGTATACTATTTACAGTGCCTGTTGTTCTCGTTGTATTACCAGAACCACTACCTGTTACATATACTGTTTGGCCAACACTAAATATAGAAGAAGAAGTTACTGTAAAATCTACAGTTGCGGCACTTGATGGATTACCACTTGTTGTTGCACTTGTTTGTTTAAGTGCATCATATTGTGCCTGCGACCCTCTCCAAAAATCCAGTAGGTTATTTTTTTTGTTTCCAGTCGCACCTGATTCAAAGGGTTGACCACCTATTATTTCTGTTAAATTTGCCATTCTATTTTATTTTAAAAAGTATACTTTAATCCTGTAGAAATAATAGTACCTGATTCTAATGATCCTCCGCCAGCAGCTACTGAAATTCTTATTTGTAATGTACTATTAAATTTTAACCAAGGAAGTCCAAATGTCCAGTGATATTTTACCGGATTTTGAATATACGTATACATTATATTATTTCTAGCTCCCGTTTGTTGGCTTAAAGTAGTTCTTACCATATTATTAGTAAAACTAGTACTAGTAAATCCACCTGAACCACCTGGTATTCCATCACTTCTATTAAAATTAGGATATGTGGTTAATAAAGGAGCATCTACAGATTGAGCATAACCATAAAGTGAACCTGATTCTACAGTTGGTTGAGATCCTGCGTTAAATAAATTAAATCCTCCAAATGAAATAAATTGATAAGAACTATAATATCTGTTTGCTATTGCACCTGTATATACAGAAGAAGGTGTTACATATGTTGTAGTAGTACCATCTACAATAAAGTCAATAGTGATAGCCGGCCTTCCTATAGTCCCGGTTGTTGAAGAACCAGTATAAGAAGATGATCCTGTTTTTATAACTAAATTTGTTAATGCACCACCATTAGCATTTGTTATATTTAATATATCTTGATTTGTTACAGCACTAGTACCACTTGCAATAGTATGTGTAAAATAATCTGAAGAAGATGTATCTAAAGAACCTCCACTTATTTCTACATCAGGCAGAGTACTTGAACTAGTGCTGCTTGATACAGCAGATGATGTAACTACCAACGCTGGCATATATGATATGTCTGGAAAGCTTAAAGATGTAGTTGTACCATTGTGGTCCTCTCTACTACCTCCTCCAAGTCCCGCTAAATTGTTTGTTCCTAAATATATTGCCATAATTATTCTGTTGCTAAGTAAAGAGTATTTACGTCTTTTGGATTTACTGCATCATATTGAGTTTTAGTTCCTGCCCATACTTTAATATTATTAGCGGAATTCTGATCATCAACATTTGTTGCTGTTGTAGCTGTAGTTGCATTTGCAGCATCTGTAGAGTTGTTTATAGGGTTACTAGCTGTAGCACCCGGATAAAAAGTTTTTATATCTGGCATGATTTTAAGTTATTACCCATCCAAAAGTATTGTTTACGTACAAACATCTTATTGGTTGATTGTTAGTTATTGTTATTGTTTGATTTGTTCCTTCTATTAATGTACTTGCAACAGTAACTGTAGCAGTACCTAATTTTTTAAGTACTATTTCATCACCAGCTGATAAATTAGAAGAAGGAAACGTTATAGTATAATTTGCACTACCTTGTAATATATTAACAGAACTTTTTGTTAATGTAGCAGTTGTGTTTATTATATTAGCTGTTGTGGCATTAGTTATTCCTAAAAGGCCAGCGGTTGGTAAATCTATTTGTAGTCCCATTAGCTTATTCCGTTTACGATCCAACCATTTGTAGCATCTGAATAAAACAGTTCAAATGAAGCTGTTGATTCATCAAGAACAAGTGATGTAGATCTCATTATTTTTTCTGACCCATTTGGGTTTATTGTCCATACATAAGATGAAGCTACATAA